GGTCGGCCCCCGTAGGGTAACACTTTTGTTAAAGTGGAGTGCTTATCCACTCACTAGTGCTAGTTGTTATTAAGCTTATGTAGTGATCACGCTTGGATGTCAAGCGGTGTAAGCATGAGCGAAACTCCAGCGTCAATGTCACCACCGGTCCAATTGATGCCGGTGAGGATGACTGATGCTCCGAAGTTAAGTACTCTAAATGCTACACTTATAGATGCTTATTAAGCAGCCAAATCTTTAGCTGTACAAGCCAAGCTGTACTGCATGTTGCTAAAGACGTTTAGGGCTTGAGCTCCTGAGAATGACACTGCAGGTGTTCCGGTGAAATCTATACCACCGGAGCACTTACCAATAATGGTAAGTAAGTAATCACCTGGTTAAGTGTCATGTAAGTACAAGACGCCTGTGTCTAACGTAAGACTGTTCTTGGCGAATTTTTCTGTGAAGTCATTGATGTAGGTGAATTATTTCTGGGCAAAAGTGCCAGTATAAAGTGCAACGTTGAGATCTTCCAATGGGTTGAGTTTCTAATGTATAAACTCCATTTCATATGTTACCCATAGTTCTCCTAAGTTGACTTCGTCACCTTGCATTCCTGTAGTGGACAATTAGAATTGTCCCAAATCATACATTTGCAGCGATGAGCCAGCTTTAATTGGTCCATTACGTACATAATATTGATCCAGGTTGGTTAGGGACCTCTTACATTCCACGCCAAACAGAACTGATTGGCTTGGTTTCACCGAAACGGCCCCTTCATATTACTCTTATTGCTATTTGTAGGTGAAAGGGCTTGCGTTAGGGTCGTATTAAACACTCATTACCACTGTTCCCAGTGCTGTATTGGTGGAATTCAATGCATCAGCAGACATGGACTTGTATTCAAAAACAAGTCCTCTAAGTCTGTAAGCTTCAAAATTTCCAGCAATATTTGACAGCCACGGGAAGGTGGAGGACAGACCAGGATTGATCTACCATGTGTCATACTTGAATGTATTTGGTGCTCCTGAAATGACATCACAGATGTACTCTCTATGCGTGAATGTGAATGGTCTCTTCTCAAACGAATAATTTCCGTTCTTGAAGAGTGAATTTTACTCGAATGATGACTAAGGTGTTGTATAATCACCGAACCCTGCTAGTTTAGAAGCAAAGGGTAACGCCATCTTGCCATATTTCAGTATGGCATCGAGAAATGGACTGCCTTGACCTTTCTGTCTAGGCTTCTACGATTTTTGCTATTTATTCTTATTTTTCTTGTTTCTCTGATTTTTATTTTGATTTTTGTTCGCCATGATATATTTTGATCCCCGGGTGAATCAACACATACCATCTGTGGTAAAGATGTGCTGGAACCTTGGGTCCTCAACATATCCTGGTTTGGTAAAATCTTGCAGAAAAACGAAATCGTCATGTCCATATCTCAATTCGAGAAATTTGCACCATTCATCAAAATCGGGGTTGCTCAGTTGGTCTGTGTAGCCGAACTTGTATTCATTACCATGTCCGCTACCTTGGTATCCTTTCACCAACTAATTGAGCGATTCAAACCCGTAATATTGCAAACTTTCTTTAATTCCGAAAAGACCCTCTTTTTGGTAAGTCTCGACCGCCTGGTTAAACAACTCAGGATCGTTCAAAACTTGCTTGTCTTTTGAAATGGATGATAGCAACACCTTATTGAACCTTAGCATAATGCGAGAAGGTTTAGCAATCAATGTTAAGCCTTCTTTACAAGGTGCAAAAAGCATGTTGCAGAACTCCGCAAGGGCTATGTGAGTAGTGATTTTAACTTTAGCTTCAAAGCCAAATGCTCTGAAACCTTAAACCAATCTCTACTATAACCCTTGTGGTGGTTTGCCTTTGAAGATTGACAAATTGTCATCTCCTAATATTACGGCACCAATGAATTCATTGGTGATCTCTTCATGTCTATATACGCTCTCAGTGGCAATAATATTATTAATAGAATTGCCAGGAGATGTCATTGCTTCACCAGAGTGTCTTCCTTCTTACATTCTGTAGAGGATAGTTGAACCGGTTTAAAAGTTCTTACATTTACCTTTGGTGATCTTGGAAGCGCAATCGACTGCGTATAATGAGGCTCTAGCCAAGTTTCCGAAACGTTCACTAACACCATTTTCCTGGAATCCCTTTTGGTCACCGAGCCTTACTGACTCCAATTCCTCAGGAATTTCACCAGTTACTGCGGCTTTAATGACGCAGTAATCAATGTGTTATTGCATAGTTTTCTAACTAGCATCATATTATGTGTAGTCATTTTCAACCACATAATATTCGTCCGGTGTTTGGTCTATAAAGCTTTTAACCACTTAAGCCACTTACTAACCGGTCATGCCGGAAGTATACACATACTTATCCATCCATGAGTCAAACTTGCCTAAGTTAGACTTGTAGGCCTCTATAACGGGTTTCACGGAGCATGATGCCAAAAGGGTCTATTAAGCAGATGATGCTTGAATAATCCTAAAGGCGACCTTATTGATTTAATCTCCAATACCTTTGTACAGGGCTTCTTGCTTGATGAATGTCGTGTATGTGGTATCCATAGCACTTAAGTTATTAATAATATCAAATTCTTTAATTTGTTAATTGGCTTTAATGTATTTCGGCCTCTTCGGTGCAGGCAAAGCTTCAATATATTGCTCCGGGGTTATGACGTTAACAGGGCCCAAAAGAGAAAACTACTCTATGGCCGAACGCACCACCTCGTGGTAAATATCAGCTTGCCATTCATCGGCAGTCACCTAAGTTGTGGCAACGAGTTGCCTAACTTACAAAGCGTTTTCCAACACCTGTTGACTGGAGGCGGGGGGCACCAACTTGTGGTAGCCACCTACACAGGGTCCAACCTCAACGAACTTACTATCCAAGATTGTCTAATCTTCCTCAGTAATAACGGTGAAATTGTTTCCTTTAGCCATATTGACAGTGATGTCTTTCAGATCCGTATGGCCTACTACCTTAACTGGTTTGAAGGTTTACTCGGTCTTCTGAAAGACATTCCAAAAGGATATGTTATTCTCATTCTCTCTGATGGTTTTCGCATCAGTGAATGCTGTCTCAGAGCGAATAACTTGATATTATTTAAATAAAACGAGTCCAATCAAATTGGTCTCGAATTCCTAAGCGTTACGTTATTGTAGCTTAATTAATCTCACAACTTCGGGTCTATATTAGTGATCCTTCACTAATATCATTTTCTATAGCTCTTGCCTTAGTTAATTGACGGCTGTCAAACATTCATTTGGTGTTCTATATGAAGATCCACGCAAAATAAAGTTGACTAAAGCAGCTTCCTTGGAGCTAACTGTGATCTATTGATCATTGAAGGCAAATAAATCACGACCCGTCCACCATGTTCTGAGTTTAGTTGACACTTAACTCATTAGGGAAGTGTGCCTCAGTGCACCATAGCGTAGTTGATAAGACTCTATTTACATAGTACTGTCTTCTACCAACTCCATTATTTTCCCTTGGTGGTAGTTAGGTGGTCTATATACCATTCCGTATACGCCCCTAACATCTTTTGTGTTGTCTAACTCTTGAGGACAGTAGACATATAAAGTTATGCCCCACCTGTCAGCCTCCTGACAGTAATGCTCCCAATTGTTCTAGACATCTCTTAGTTGTAAGATGTGGTTCTTGATGAGAAGAGATTTTTGACAAAAGCATATGTCCATATCATGGACACACGCTTCCCCTTCTACATAAGGGTTGCATATGCAACCCATGGGTCCTTCCTTGATGACAAGGTATGGCAACCTACGCTGCTCTAACCATTCA